TTGATTACATCAGACATAAATCCTGTCACCCCCAAACGTAATGGCAAAACCAGCATGGTCTATCAGGAAAGATGTTTCCTTCTCAATTGAACCGAACTGTACCAGCCTAAGTTCACCACTGTCTGACATGATGAAGGATCCTGCATACATTGCTGCAAGGAATCCAAGGGTTTCACGCTGGGAATATTCCGCTGGATATTGCACCATGTATCCTTTGTTCATGATTGCCACGGTTCTGGAATCAACAGGAACATCCATTTCACTTGCAATGTCCCGGACAACATCAATGTCTTTTCTAGGCCATTGCTTTGTGGATGATGGGAAGTCCGCTTCCGCAAACAGCATGGAATCAAAGCCATGAATGGTCAGCAGTTCATTGTCTTCCCCGGCAAAGCTGTGTTTGTCGATGTAGAAAACGCCCTTCTGGATCCATTCAGACTTCTTTTCACTGTTCACCAGTCGCACATAGGGAACAACACGGCTCATTCTTGGAATGTCTGCCTTGGGCTTCAAAATGGTTGCTGATATTTCACCAGCAACACATTCACCAACCACAGGCATGTCTTCCGGAAACAAGCCACCTGAAGTGCGCATGGAAACAATGATGTCTTCTGCATAGCCATCATCCGCACCGGATGAAGCTGTCAGGATTCGGATCCCACCGAAAAGAATTGCTTCATTCAGTTCTGTGATCAGTTTGCCACGTTCGCCAATCACAAGACGGTATTCTTTCCAGTGTTCACCGGACAATATTTCTTTGTAAAGGCTAGAAGTTGTCTGCATAATCTAACCTCACTCTACATATACGGATCTCAGAACGATGCTTTGACCTGTGTAATATCTCAGGCCGTTCCAAGACCGCATTCCGAATGTGGCAAGCAGATTGGATGTCACCTTCATCACCCTGTCAACTTTCAACTGCTTTGGTGCATGGGGATCCGTATATGTCACCAGCAGTGTGGATGCAGTCAGCGTTTCATAGTCTTCAGTTGCCTGATTGTCATCAAAAATCAGCAGATTGAAGGTCACAATGTCACGCCTATGGGCTTTGCCATAGTGTTCAGTTCCGTCAATGGTTGTCACCATGTCAGGATAGGTGATTTCCTGTTCAACATTGTACTTTGTCAACCGGGATGAAAAATCCCTTCCGTTGATGGTCAGTGTTACATCCATCAGATACCACCTGCCCTTGCTTTTTTCCTTGAATAGTTGTAGGCCGTTTCACCAATGACCTTTCCATCCAGAACAGACTGAACAATGATTTTGATGGGCTGTTCATTGTTCTGGGAATTGTAGTTCCTTGCTTCGTTTGCTGTCAGGACACGTTCACCCTGATGAAGCTGGGCAATGTATCCATCAAAAGGAACATAGGCAAGTCCATCAGCATGGGAACCGTTGATTCCAATCAGTGAATCACCAACGCCCATGCCAGCCAGCGCACTGGCACCAGCGGTCAGGCCGTTGACCAGCCAAGACATATTTTCAGTCAGAGAAACCCAAAGTGCGCAAATACCGTCCCAAATTCCCACAACAATGCTTTTGCCAATTTCTAGGAAAACATCACTGTTGTCAGCAAATGCGTTCCAAATTCCAACGATGATTTCGGGAATTTTTGCAAGGACTTCTGGCAATGCCTGAATCAAGCCAACCGCAAATTGACCAATCAGCATTGACGCACTCAGCAAAATGGTTGGCAAATTGTCAAGGATTCCGTTGATGAATGTCATGACCGTGCTAACCGCACCAGTTGTGATGTTTCCGCTGTTCTGAAGCATACCATTCAGGATTGTCTTCACCATGGAAACACCGGATTCCAGCAATTTAGGAAGCCACTTATTGATGATAGTTGGCACCTTTTCAACAATGACAGGAATCATCCGGTCTACCAGCACCCCAACGCCTTCAAGGGACTGTTCGATTTTGGGCAGGATGTTATTGATGACACCGCCTTCACCGTTTTCATCACCAACCAATGTTCCAACGAAATTGTCAATCAGTTCCGTCATGTTGGCATTGTCATCTGCAATGCCTGTGACCAGATTTGACCATGCGGATTTCATCATGCTAATAGAACCAGTAATGGTGTCAGATGCCTCCCTAGCTGCATATCCGGACATGCCTTGCATTTCAATATAATCCAGCAATGCAGATTGACAATCAGCAATGTTATCAATCTGGTAAGCTGTTGCCCTTCCGTTTGCTGCGTTCCATGCGTTGGTCTTCTCAATCACTTCCTGCATGCCTTCCTTGGTTGCAGTGATGCCAAGGCCAAGATTATCAAGCATGGAAAAATTGTTCTTCATAATGCCGTTAAAAGCATTTTGAACAGCTTCTTGGGAATTGCCAGTTGCAGCAACAATGTCAGCTTCAGCTGTGATGATTCTGTCTGCCAGTTCAGCAGCTGCCTGTTCATTGCCACCCAAGGCTGTCTTCAGTCCGACTGCAAAACCGTTGACCTGTTGCAAATATTCATTCTGGCTCATTTGCACGGTGCTATATGCATTTTTTGCTTTTTCAGCAATAAATCCATAAGCATCACCAAACATCAATTTAGCACCGCCAGCCAGCTGTTCATATTCTGCAAAGTTTTCTATTGCACTTTTTGTGATGGTTGCAACAGCAGTGCTGGCAGCACCAACGGCAGCAGATGCAACCTTTCCCACAGCAAGCGCAGCATTTCCGACTTTTCCAGCAAGGTTGGATGCCTTTTCACCAATCTTGCCAAGCTTGCCAAGGGCTTCTTCATCTTCAATTATGATTTTTCCGAATAACTTAAAGATATCCAATGACCTTTCCACACCCTTTCATTGGAATAATAAAAAGGCCATTGGGTGAATGGCCTTTCATCTGGTATTGCCACGCAGTGCATGGCTCCATCTATCCCCCAGCCTTCCATCAATGGCAGGAACCAGTTCCCCAACCATTGCACCGCTGTTAAGATAGATTTTCATTTCTGCCAGCTTGTCAAGCTGTTCAGAAATATGATCCAGCAATGCAATCATGCGTGGGTCAATCCCTGTCTGTACTGCACCGCTGTTCAATTGTATTTCATAAAGGTCTTCCGCAACTCTGGAAATCCATGCCTTGTTCCGCTCCAAGGGAACAACCGCTTCAGCACCGGAACCTTCCAAAACGCCAACCTGCCCCTTTTCAAGAACGCCACCACTTGCCAACCTTGGAAGATTGACCTTTGACACCGTTCCAACATTGATTCCGGGCAGTTTGTTTGCCAACCGAATTGCACTGTTTATCAGGCCAATGCCCTTGTTGATTGCACTTTCTATGGTGGACAGAACCTTGTTCATTGCGGACTTCACGGAATTTCCCATGGTCTTTCCCAGTGCAGAACCAATGGAACTGAACTTGGACTTTATTTTTGACCACAAGCCACCAAAGAAGGATCCCCAACCGGAAAACACGCTTTTGATGGAAGACCACGCAGACTGGAACTTTCCACGGAACCATGAACCAACATTTCCGAAAACCCTAGTCACAGAAGACCATATTCCACGGAAGAAGGAACCGGCACCATTCCATGCAGATTTGACCCCATTCCATGCCTGACGGAATATGTTGGAAAACCAAGACTTGACATTCTTAAAGGATTTTGTTATGGAAGACCAAATGTTGGAAAAGAATTTTGTGACAGAAGACCATGCATTTTTGATGGACTTCCATGCTTCAGAAAAGTATTTTGCAATAGCTTTTCCTGCATCAGATGCAATAGACTTGATTTTCTTCCATGCATCAATCCAGAACTTTCTGAAGCCTTCAACATTGTTCCAAAGGTACACGAAAGCCACCACAAGACCTGCAATCAGTGCAACAATCAATCCAATGGGATTGGCAAGCATGGCAGCGTTCATGCCCAGAATGGCTGTCCTGACCACCTTGATTGCATTTGCAGCTGCGGTCATAATGGCTCCCCAGTTCAGTATCAGCAAGAATGTTCCAATTGCTGTTCCTGCACCAAGGATTACCGCAACCCATTTGTCAACAGTGTCATTGTTTTCTTTCACCCATGTGATGATATCCTTGACCTTGTTGACAAAGTTTTCAAGGTGTGGTACCGCAGCAGAAACCATGTCAGCAACCTTGTCTTTGATTGCGGTCAGAATCGGTTCACCAATCCTGCCCAGTTCTGCAAAGGCATCTGTCAGCTTTTCCTGTGCCTTTCGTGCTTCCATGACATCCTTGTTGGTGTTCTGGTACTGTTCAGCAGCTTCACCATAGGTGTCTTTCAGCGTCTTCATAATCAGGTCTTGACGTTCTTCTTCGTTTGAACATTTGGCAAGCTGATCATTGAAGTCTTCAACCGTTATTCCACTCCATTCCAATGCGTCTGCCAGACTGCCCTGCACCTCGCCAAGGGAACTGGTGTGCAAAATTCCTTCCATCAGGCCTTCTAGGGGAAGGCTTTGTCCGAAACGCTGAAACACGCCTGTTCCAATTGTGGTCAGGTCATTCATTTCCTTTTCGTTATCGGCAATCATGGCAATGTGCTGGGCAGCTTCAACGGCCTGTTCTGTATCACCCAAGACAGCATTCAGTTCGGAATATGTCTTCTTTGCTTCAGCGGAAGAATGCCCAGATGCTTTGAATGCACCTTCCAGAAGCCCCATTTCAGCCCGGTATTCCCTAGAACCTTCAATGGCAGCTATCCATGCACCGCCAAGGGCAGCACCTGCAACGGCAATTCCCTTGACAATTCCACCTGCAACCGTTCCAATCTTGTTGAATGCGTCCTGTGTTTCTTTACTGGCAGCGGAAGCATTGCTGGCAGTGTCAGCAATTGCTTCATTTGCCTGTTGATTGTTGACAATAATGGTGCCTAATAACTTGAAAAGTTCCATGCACCAGACCCCCTTCTTTCAGCTGATTATCCATCAGCCCGGGCAGGTGGGATCATCGGTTGGCACTGGAATCCCACAAATCAAGAAGGGAACAAACCATTGACAATGGACTGGATGCCATCGTCTGTCAGGTCATTATCTCTGTTTTTGCGTGTTCGGTTGGATGTGTTCTGCTGAACGCTGTCCTTCCATTCTCCAAAAGACTTTTCGGAATAGCTGTTGATGTACATCATCCACAGTTTCCATTCATAGTCTTTTTCTGCTTCTTCTTTTCTGCGTTCATATTCTGCTTCGAGGAAGCCTGTCACAAACTTTCCAAATCTGCCTTGATTGATATAGTGGTTCATCAAGTCCAATGGATTGCTATACGCACGGTATAGCATATCCATGAACTTGACTTCACCAATCAGGACAATTTGGAAAGCACCTTGAAAAAACCGCAGTTCTTTTCATTGTTGACAATGTCCCAAATCATGTTGGGAGTGGTGCCGAATTCCATTTCCTGAATATCTGCTGCCGGGATGCCAGAAACATCAGACAGCAGTGCATAAACATCATCCTTCACCTTGTCCATGTTCTTCAGAACTGCAACCACAAGCTTCAGAATTGCCATGGCACCCACTTCCTGCACAGTCTTTTCCTTGGTGGACAGCTGCACAAAGACCTTTGCAAGGTCATCCGGGAACACCTCAGAAACGATGTTCAGAATCGGAAACAGATCCCGGTCAACCAATCTGCGCAAAGTGTACGGCTTTTCCATGACTTCTTCCTGCTCTCTGATTTCCTGTTTATTCATTGTTTACATCCTTTCAGTTCGATTGATTAACCCACAAGGTCACTTGCTTCAGTGGAAGTCCAGCCTTCCTTCTTGCGGATGAAAATTGCATAGGGCAGTTTGGTGGTGCCATATTCAATGTCAGAATGGCAAGCCACAGTGCCCTTGAAGACGCTGTTGGTCTTGTTCTTGCTGTCAGTGGTGAAGCCACTGGTGCAAAGGGCATTCTTGAACAGAATGATAATGGGTCTGCCATCAAGGAATTCACCGTAATATCCAAAGCCCTTGTAGAAGTGATCCTTCTTCAGGGTGGAAGAAGTCACCACATCATATTCCTTGTCAGTGGATTCACCCACATTGCCAATTGCCATCTTGGACATCTGGTCAGCGGTCAGTTCCGCAAAGGAAATGTCCATCTGTGCGGTTTCGCCAACCTTCTGCTGAAGTTCCATGACAGCAACAGTGGCACCGTCCAGTTCAGGTGCAAAGAATTCAGGGGTGATGGTCAGGGTGCCACCTTCCTGCGTTGCACCAATGATTGCAGCCTTGATTGCTTCTTCAGTGGGTGCAACAACTTCACTGTATTCCACACCATGGAAATACACACCTGCTCCAAACAGGATCTTGCTGGGAGTGCCAGCGGTAATGCCAGTTTTAATGCTCATTTATTTCACACTCCATTCTTGTACATCAAGATTGATTTGGATCCGTTTCAGTTCTGCATCCCCGGTGGGAACAATCAGACTGTTTGCATAAAAAATTGCCACGGCTGAACCATCTTCAACCATGACAACTTTTCCGGACACCTTATTGAAATAGTTTTCAATTCTTTCTTTCTGGGTTTCAAGGTCATCCCATTCACCACGGTGAAAGCCTGTCAGCATCATGGAAGATGTGCTGTGTCCACTTTCGGAAGTAGTTGGGGTTTCCTGATATTCTCCGACCCAGTACGGATATACAACAGGCCGTTTGTTGTATCTCATAAAGCCATATTCAAGGCCAAGGGTGTTCATGGCCTTTTTGATGATTTTCAGTGCGTTTCTTGTCATGTCACCCCAGTCCTTTCAGCTTGTCTTCAAAGATAGCTTGAACAACCTTCTTTCCAGAAGCGAATGCCCGGTGCAGTGGTCTGTTGGGGTCAATGCCGTTCGTTGCGTATGCTTCCAACTTCTTCACATGACGAAGATATTTGGCAGCGTCTTCCGCTTCCTCTTTGGTTGCATATGTTTTTCCACCGGATCCGGAATCCTGCCCTTCGACATAGACCCACCAGCCTTTTCTACCGTCTTTATTCAAGGCATGTTCACCAGTGCCAAATTCTTCCCAATAGCCAGCTTCATATTCACTGCCAATCTGGGCTTCCATATTTCCTTCATTCACTTGGTGCTTCCACAATGCGGTTGCCTGTATGTCACCGTATTTGTGGCCTTGTCTGCTGTTTCGCTTTGTTTTGGCTTCAATTTCACCAGCAGCTTCATACAGACCAGCAATCAGGGCATCTTCCATGGCTTCAGTCACTTTGATGGTGAAATCCTTGAATTCCACATTTGCCATGTCACTGACCCCCTGTGAATTTCAGATAGAATTCCAGCTGGGAACCGGTGCCCATTTCCATGGGGTTGTCAATCAGCAGGATGTCATAACGCTTGCCATTGATGACTATCCGGGAAGTTTCAGCCGTGATTCTGGAATCCAGTGACACATAATCAGCAATGAAAACGTGTGTGGATTCCTGAATCTTGGCATTATAGGTGGGATACCTTGCTTCACCAGATGACAGGTCAAGCCATCCTTTGATGGTCTGGGCATCAGCCCAAGTCTGAACATGCTCCCCAATGTCATTTGTGTTTGAAGTGTAGACTTGGACTGTTGCCCGGATGTTTCCACCTATGCCTTTCATACTCTGATGCCCCTTCCGAATCGTGCCTTTCTGTAGGGCTTCAGGAAGCCCATCAAAGCCACAGGATAGCCCATGATGGTGTTGTCACCAGTCTGGTCAACATAGGTCACAGAATGTCTGCTGATGCTCTCAGAAGCCACACCAACCTTTTCACGGTTGTTCAGTTCCCACTTCATCAGATTGACAATACCCATTTTTACATCCATCGGATATTTGACCTTGGTTACAACCACACCGGATTCATCAATCAGTTCACCGCTCACTGTGATGGACGAATTATCAATTGCCGATACAGTGACCAATTCATCCTGCATGAAGTCAGATTCCGTCAACTGAAGCGTGTCACCGACTTTGAAGGGAACCGGGCTGTTGAAAAGGAGTTTGTTTCCTTCTGCAACAGCCACGGCAACTGCCCTGAATGCCCGGATCTGAAAGTTGTTGTTGGTGTAGGCACGGATTAAAAGTTCAAGTGCCTGAAGCTTTGATTCAAGCACCTTGTCTGTTTCGTCCGTGGTGATATACTGTTTGAGTTCAGATACAGTCAGGATCATCAGGTTTCATTCCCTTCTTTGTTATCAGGCAGTGGCAGTTTCGTTGAACTTAGCCAGAACCACCTTGGCAGCGTTGGTCAGTGCAACACCGTAATACTTGGCAGCGGTGATGTCATGCTGCTGCTTCTTGGGGAACCACTCATGGTCAACACTGGTGTCCTTCTTCAGGAAGATGGTCAGTGCAGGCAGTTCATCCTCGGTGTACTCGGTTTCAGCAGAATCAGGCTCCAGCTTGATGATGGGGCAGGTGAAGACACCGGACTTGACCTTGATCTTGTTGGATTTCTTAACCCAGCAACCAGCAATCTTGCCAATTGCACCGTTCACGGCAACACCAGCCTGGAACTTGTCAGCGGACAGGAAATCAGGATCCTTCAGAAGGGTTGCTTCCTGCTTGGGGCTGATGAACATGACCTTCTCAATACCGTCTTCCTCATCCTCAAACTTGGAAACGGCATCGACAATGCCAGCGTAGCCAATCACGGCCTTGGTGTCATGAATGTTGGTTGCGGTCAGTGCAGCTTCCAGAACATCGTTGTCAACCTTGCCAACAATGGCCTTTGCCAGCTGGTGTTCAGCCTGACCAACAGGGTTGCCCAGACCGGAATTGATTGCTTCCTGAGTGATACCAACAGCCTTCATTGCCTTCTTGATGGTGAAGGTGGTGCTTGCTGCGGTCATCTGGGACAGGCCGACTTCTGCACCCTCAGCGACATCCTCGGCATCACCAATATAGTTCCAAGAAGGAACGGTCTTGGTATCACCGGGAACGCCCTGAAGGGTGGTGTCAACCTTTGCATAAGGGGTGATTTTTGCAAGGGCTTCAATTTTTGCGTTAATCATATCACCCATAACTTCGGGATTGATCATCTGTGCCATCATAGTAACTGCCATAATAAATTCATCCTTTCTTAATTGCTATTCATAGCGTTTTTGTATGCTTCCGGATTTTCAGTGTAGATTTTCATCCGTTCTGCATAGGGTTTCTTCAGCAAAGATTCTCTGGTGATGGTGTCACCACCATTGTCACCATCAGGAAGCTTGTGTTCCTCATACTTCTTGCCACCAGCGGAAGTGAAGTGTGCCGGGAATCGTGTCTTTGCACCAGCAACCTTGTCATCCCAGCCCTTGATGTTGTCATGTTCATCAAGTTCAAGTTCACCTTCTGACTGAAGTCTGAACATGATATAGTCAATATCGTCAGGCTTACAACCAGCGGAAAGAAGACCAACACTGGCAGCAGCGTTGATTTTCGCTTTGACCAGTTCTGCCTGAAGCTTTTCCATACTGGCCTGATATTCGGTCACCTGCTTCTGAAGGTCTTCATTGCCCTTGTTGGACTTCTGAAGGGTTTCAATCAGTGCGTTGGCTTCATCCCTTTCCTTTACCACGGCTTCATGCTGGGTCTTCAGTTTGCCATACCGGATGTCAATGTTTTCTTCAGCAGAAGTGAAGATCTTGTTGGACTTCATGTCTTCCTGAACAGCCTTGATGATGTCATCACTGATGCCCTTTGCCTTCAAAATTTCAATAAGCGTCATAGTTTCCAATCCTTTCATTTTTCTAAGCTTTAACGATGTCGCATATCGTGAAAAATAGATGTTTCACACCGTCCCCGGTGAATTTATGTCAAGCGTTTCCGCATAGACAACATAGAAAACCCCCATGGAGCAGATGCCCCATGGGGTGCCGTGTTCAATTAGGTGTTGGTGTTGTTTGCATCAACCCAGCCTTCTGCAATGATGTATGCCACAACATCTGCACCTGCCATGATAATGGCAACAATCTGGGTCACGCTGTCTTCAGCCACGCCAAAGGCCAGCATCAAAGGGGTGATGAAAGCCACCACAGCAACCCAGAACTTCCGGGAAGTCAACTTCCGCTTCCAATCAATACTCATTCTGATTCATCCTTTCTGTAATTAAAAAAGCAACCATTTCCGAAATGGAAACAGTTGCTGTTTTTTAGTTTTTGGCATAAAAAAAGTGGCTATTGCAAATAATGCAACAACCACTTTATTATTCAATTACTTCAAATCTGTTGGAAGGCAATGCATAATCACCCGGTTCATCCATATCTTCAAGATGAAAAGCGAAGAACTTTCCGCTTTTTTCATCTTTCGGAATATATGCATCATACACTTCCCCTTTTTTGAAGAAGATGGACTTCTTGTCCGAAATATATTTAACCTTGAATGTTTTCATATTCATCACGATACATCATCCCATAATAAAGCTTGATAAATTCTTCACATCTGTTTCCGTGCGAATCCTCAAACCAGTGAATGCTGACTTGTCGTTCTTCACCGTATTCATCATACACCCAATAGAAAGCCTTTTCGTGCTTCCATTCTTCAGGTGTTCCACCGTTTTCACGAACAATATCATCAATCTTCCGGATTGGCTTCTTGCTTCCTCTGCCAGCAAGCAGATGGTCGCTGGGATATTCCGGTCTGCTTCCCGGCACAAACTCAACAGGATCACCAGTGAAGGGATTTTCAACATTAGGGTAATTGCGTGATTTCGCACCAACCCCCGGCTGTATAGGATCCCCAAAAAAGGCAATTCCTCTTTCTTCCATTTTACCATTTTCTTCTACTGATTTCAAGTATTTTTTCTCAAAATCAGCAAAAGAATCGAACTTTTCTTCACTTAATCCAAAGAATTCTGCTCGTTCTTTCAGCGTCCGCAATTCTTCTTCATCCAGTGAAATCCGTGACCTTTGAAGTAGCTGGCATCTGCAATTGCAGTCTTCAGCCGGGTCACCAAAGTCACCGGGATACATGGCTTTCAGTCCACCCAATTCAAATGGTTCATCAACTTCCCGGATCTGACCGTCAAGCTTTCTGTGTGTGGGTCTGGTGTCACCATCAAGGGTGGACATCCACTGCTTTACAACCTTGGCACCCTTGCTGACTGCGGTCTTCTGTGCATCATAGGAAGATGCCTGTGCAATTCTATGGGCTTCTGTCCGGACAATGGTCTTTGCCCTTCCAAGTGGTGCCTTGGCTGCATTGGCAATGTTTCTGGCAATCTCACTGTGTGCCAGACCTGATGCAATGCCCCTTGTTATTTCTGAACTGATGGAATTCTTCAACTTCTTGGTATCAACACCAAGGGATTCATACAGACCTTCACTGATTTTGGAATCCGTGACCACAGCTTTCACAGCAGCATTCTTGTCAATCGGCATGATAAGCGGAACACCCTGTCCGAACATATCATAAGCAGTGCCAACAAAGGCATCCGTGTATGTATCAGACAGGAACTGTTGGATTGTGGTGTATTCGTCCGCATGAAGCTTTTCCAGAATGGCTTCAACCTGCTTCTTCAGAACCTTTTGATATTCGATTCTGTATATTCTGGACTGTGTCAGTTCATCGGATTGCAGGATCCGGATTTTGATGTCAATGTCATTCAAAGCCCTTTGATATTGCTTTGTCAGCTTTTCCAGAATGGCTTTTTCTGCATCAAGCTGATGCTGAATGACTTCCTTCTGCCTTTTATTCAATCACACCACCGCCATCAGGTTCATCAACCACAACCGCATCCAATGCGGACTGTGCCTTGAAGGGGTCTGCACTTTCTTCTTCCGGATCCGGAAGCTTGCTCTTGATTTCCTCATAGTCCATGTCATAAGCTTCACACAGCATCTGCATGGTCAGTTCATTGCCAAACTGTGCAGAAGTGTTCAAGATGGTGGAAATCCTCACCTGCTGTTCTTGGGCTTCCGTCAAGCGAATCTGTGCCTTTTCATGTTCATTGGTGATGGTTTCACGTTCCAGATTGAACCAGACATCCTTCTGTTCGTATGCAGTGCCATCAACCTCATTGATTTCCTTCAGCACCAGTTCCAGAAGTTTCCGCAGGAACCGCTTGAAGCCCTTGTTGAAGCCTTCACACTTCAGGTCAAGGTCAGCATAAGCAGATTTGACAGCCACGCTGACGGTTGCACCAGTGTCCTTCAGGCCAGCGGTGTTCACAGCCATACCAAAATAGAAGATGTTTTCCCTGTCCGTTTCCATCTTGGTCTTCCGGGCTTCCACAGGAATGTCCACGGTCTTGATTTCAACATCACCGTCTTCACCAACGCCAATGTGCTTCTTGGCCTTGATATTGACCATCAGTTCATCCAGATTGTCACCTTCAAATCCCTTCACAACATAAAGGGATTCATTGGTGTCCTGAATGTTGTTGGACAAGCCACATGCCATCAGGTCATAATCATCAATCAAGTCCTTGATTGGCAGAAGACCGCTTTGCTGTTTCTTGTTGTTGTCCAACCGGATGAAGGGAATCTGACCGAAATCTTCAGAATATGTGGTATCGTCCCCATCCTTCTTGTATATGATATGCGCTCTGGGGTTGGTCTTCTTCTGCTTGTCAAGTGTGACCTTTCCCTTGCCATCCTGCACATAAAAGGTGATGTCCTTATCACTCCACACTTCAATTCTGGTGATGGGTTTGTTGTCCTTGCCAATGCGGTCAACATAATAATAGATGACATACTTGCTGTGATCATCCGTTTCATTCTCCCGGACTTCCACAACACCAAGGGAATCAGCGCACTGGAAAGCGGTCATACCCTTGCTGTTCTTGTAGGCATAGAAGAAGTCAACACCCTTCACGATGGCACCCAGAACCGCATAATACAGTTCAGAATTGAAGTCATCGTTATTATTGAAGTATTCATCCAACCATGTCTGCAATTTGGGATTATCAGAGTTGAACAACGGTTCCTTTCCGGATAGGATATACTGCGCTTCCTGCTCCGCAATGATTTTCCAGAACGGATGGGAAATCCGGATATTGGATCTGGTCAAGTCTTCTTGCAGAACACCGTCTGCATTGATGAAGAAGATTCGATATCCCTTGATATCGTGTTCGCCTTCATAGTATTTCAGGCCAGTCCGGGCAAGTTGCTTCTTCTTGCTTACCCGGTCATTTTCAATAAGGGTTTTGATTTCATTTATCGAAAGCATTTTGAATTCTCCTATTTGCAATTGCTTGCTGTGGTGATGTACGCATCATCAAACCCAGCAGCTTTGACATTCTTCAGCATTGCTTCTGCATTGCTCTTGACGGAATAAGCACCGACCTGAACACGGTACAAGGTTTTCGTTTCTGGTTTTGCTGTTTCCGTCTTGTCCACTGTGACGGTGCCAAGCTTCTTGTTTACCTGCTCCACAATGTATGGGATTTTACTTTCCAAATATGGGCCGGGACAAAGTGTGGCAGCAAAGTATTTGTGAAGCGTCAGGTTTCCGGATTCATCCCCGGTGAAGTTCAACTTTGCAATGCCGTTCCGTTTGCAGATATCCGCACACAGTTCAATGGTTGATGCAATGGCTTTGTCCGATACATGCCAGTTTGGTGACCCACCATCATTGGCAACTTCAATTGTGATTGCCCTGTGGTCATTCTCCCGGCTGGAACTACACCATGAACGGTTTGCTTCCTCAACATACATGCCAATCCTTCCATCCGTACCAACCGCATAGTTGGAACTTGCTTGGCGTTTAGGATCCGCAAAGCCAGCACCACAGGATTCAACAGACAGGTTTCCTGCCATGTGGTGGATTGTGATTTTGTCAATCTTGTGGTTTCTTGGGTTGTTGCTGTTGGGTGATATTTTGACATAGTCTACTAATGGGCTGTTGCTCATGTTGTTTTCCCCCTTATGTCAGCCATTTCTTTTCTGTGATGTACTTTTCCAGCGCATAACGCATGGCATCCATCAGGTGGTTAAAGTCATCAATAGGAACATTCAGCTTGGTTCCAAACTTGTCTGTGTCCCATGTGTAGTTGCTAATTTCTGTGATGAAATTGACGCACCGGGGATGGATGATGATTTCAAGATCCTGAATCCACTGGATGCCATTCTTGATGCTGTCCTTGCCCTTTGTAGCTGCCTTGACACGAAGGCCAAGGCTTTTCAGTTCATCAATGGACTTGGGTTCTGCTGAATCTGCCGTGATCCGCTCCTTGCCATATCCCATCTTCTGAACTGTTTCTGCAATACGCTTGTTGGACAGCCCCTTTTCATACATTTCATCAAACACAAACAAACGCTTTTCCTTCAGGTCAAGAAGACCGCAGAAAAGCGTTGATGGATCATTTGTATAACCGAAGTCAAGACCAAAGCAGGAAATCAGGTTGGGGTGTTCCTTCCTGAATTCATCTGATGTATGGTCAAAAGCTTCTTCTTTCCAGTTCTCATACACCAGACCATCCACAATGCCCCAACCGCCAAGACCTGCCACAGCATAACGCCTTGGATTGCGCTTCTTCATGTCTTCAAACACCTTGATGTCAGCTGCATCAAGCCATTCATTGCACATGTAGTTGGTTGTGATTGCAAGGATGTCTGGATCTGGTGGAACATCAAAGAACCGTTTCTTCAGGAAGTGGTGTTCATTCCAAGGGTTGAAAGTGATTGTCCACTGTTTGAACAGCCCATCCGGTACTTCACCACGGATGGATTCATCAAGGATGTTGAAGTCATCTTCCTTCATGACCTCATAAGCTTCTTCCAACCAAGCCCAGCACAGGACACCCACATCAACCGTGATGGATGTAACCTTCAAAGGGTCATCCAGTCCACGGAAGTATATTTTCTGTCCTGTGGGCTTGTATGTGGCTTCCAGTGGGCTTTCTTTGAATTCCCACCATGCATCAACCTTCAGCCTGTGAACTGCCCATTTCAACTCAGTGAAGCAGCTGTCCTTCAGCGTCCGGAATGTCTTTCTGATGACAAGCGTGTTGGCCTGTGGATATTTCATCATGTTCACAATGAACCACAGTGCAGTTGTTTTTGACTTCTTGGAAGCACGGCTTCCCTTGACCACTCTATAACGGCCTTTGAACCGCCAAAATGTGCCATATCCTTTGCCAACGATGTCAGGCAGATGGATCCTGATGGATTCTTCAGTCTTCAAGCCCATCATCACCACCTATCACAACAGGTGTGACATCAAGCTTGATGTTGTCCTTAAACAGTCCAAGATGTCTTCCAAGCAGTTCAAGGCTTGCCTTCTTGTCATACATCTTGATTTCTCTTTCCGTGCCGTATTCATTCGGTTTTATCTTCACAGACTGAATACAAGCAAGATCTTCATCTGTGGCACCTGTCCGAACACTGGCATCATCAAGGTCAACCACATCCGCAATATTTACAAAGGCAATTTTCGCAAGTTCCAGAAGGACACGATCCTGATTGATTCCTGTTCTTCTGCTTCTTTCTGCCATTGCCTTTTCAATTGCATTTTTAACTGAAGTTTTCTGAAGTAATTGATAGCCAATCACATCAGCGTTATCAGGTTTGTACCCGGCTCTGATTGCAGCCCTTTTTGCATTCAGGTCAATCAGATATTCTTCAACAAACCTATCCTGTTTTGCACTAGCCACAATCATCACCTTCTTTCCTTAAAGTTTCGCCCACATGTCATGCTTCAGTCCGTCAAGATAAATGACCGGGGATTTCTTTGAAGCTGGCTTATATCCCATCCGGTCACCGTATCCACCATAGTTCAGGGATGCAGATGTGTTGACGAATAACTTGTCAACCAGTGCAACAGAAGAAGTGGATGGGTAAGTCCTGAAGAACGCTTCCCGGAATATGACCGGAAGATGTGTGTGGGAATGAATATAGATGTCAGCATCCACAATGGATGCAAGGTCAGCAAGTCTGTTGACCTTTCCCCCTTCCCTTCTGCCACCACCGGTTCCGTGTGTGACATAAACCGTGTAAAGCTGTTTTCTGTTGTGGTGGTGTGAACCTTGTGAACCAAACCGGATGAACAGCAGTGCAGTTGTGGGTGAATATCTGTTTGCAATCCCCAGCTGACTGCACATAATTTCAGTCATGTCAAGTCCGTCTGATTTGTACGCTCTGTTTTCATGGTTTCCGGGAAGAACTGCAAGGATCTTGTCTTTGATAGGCTCAAATATCTTTGCACACTGTTTCAGCTGTTCCATTGGCTGAAGGTTGGCACCGTAAGTGTCACCAATGCTGGATGCAATAGCCGTGTCCATCAGATCACCGCCAAGAATGCAATAGGCATTTGGTGTGGTTCTGATATATTCAATACGTTCCATGATGGACTTGAAATCACACATATTGTCACCAATGTGCAGGTCAGCCATTGGATGGATTTCAATGACTTCCGAAAATGGTAAATCACATTTTATAGCTTTCATAATCATTCACCTTCAATGGCAGGAAGAAGCTGTCAACCTTAGGATTATGTGTCGAGCGCACCTTAGGCGGTTCCGATTGAACCGCCCCGGAGGAGGTGTAGAAACGGTATTTAACGGACTTTTATAAAAAGAAGTAAGAACAAAAATTTGAAGTCCGCAGGTGCTTTGCTCATAAAAAACGCCCATCTGGTACCAGCAGATGGGACGCATATATTAGAATATAAAAAGCCCGACCGGGAAGGAGGTAAACCCGGTCAGGCTAGGGAAGTATCGACTTATTTTCCACTTTAATTATTTCATATGAACCTAGTGAAATTCAATGAAAAAAGGTGAAATTTAGTGAAATGTTTTCTTAAAAATGCATCTTGAAGTCACCCTTGTCTTCAAAGATTCCCTTTGGTGCATGTGGGAACACTCCCAATTCATACAAGCTAGGAACCGTGGAGAAGTATTCTTCCACAAAGATTTTGCTGTCATCACTTGCCATGAAATCTTCATAGGTTTCATATTTATCAAGAATTTCATAGGGGCATTTACGGAATGGGCAAGCGTTCCGGATTTCACCTTCATGTTGCATTGTGGTCACATGAAGGCAGTATTGGCACCCACGCTGCTTTTTTTCAATTGATGATAATACTCTATTTTTTGCCATTATCCTCCCCAGCTTTCAATAACGCTTCCACGGCCTGAAGTGCCTTTCCGTGAATGTAGCATACATTCCTGTATGTGCAATGCATTTCAATAGCAATCAGTTCCAGTGGCTTGTATTCAATATACCGTTTGTACAGAACCTTGACTTGGTCAGGCTCTTGAATCTTGTCAAGCAATGCATTGACTTCCCTTTTCAAGTCAACATAGCTGTCAATCTTGTCATTGATTTCACCCTGAAGGTCAACGATTTTTGCAACCGTGTCCCCAAGCTTGTCCTGACTTCCGGATCCTGACACACACACCGGGGAAATGGTGGAAGTGATTTTTGTCACCATCGTCCGCAGCTTTTGCAGGTCTTCCAGTTTATTATTGATATGTACATCAGCCAGTTCAATCT